GTATCGATGGAATCGAATACAGGTCGTTTGCAGCAGCAGCTCAAGCAACAGGCATTCACAGGTTTACAATCCGCAAAAGATGTCTTTCTGAGAACTTTCCCAACTACGAAATCATATCCTAGCGTGGCTTAAGAACGTCCATGCTTCGCTTCCCACGCCTTGATCTGTCGTTGCCGCTCGGCTGCGATCCAGTCGCTCGTGCTCATTGCTTTGATTGAGCGCGGGTCGGTGGTGTCGTAAGCCGGTGCGCCGGAGGCGCGTGCTGCAACAGGCTGAATAGGCGCCGGAGCGCTGGATGGTTTTTTGGTGGGCGGACTGGCGGCCACTTTGGCCTCAATCTTCCCGATCTCTTTGGCCTGCAAGAACGGCGATAGACGCGAGATACGATCAGCTTCTTTTGGATTGGACCCGAGAAAATACGCAATGTCGGGGCCGATCTCTGACGCCTGAATTGTTTGAGCCATCACGGTCGAGATTTTCAGACTCGGGTTGTAGGCGACTTGCTCGAAGTCGTCATACTTATCCCGTGCCTGCTCTTCCTTCTCGTGGTACGACTCAACCACTGCTGCTTGCTGACGCTCCAGTTCCCGTTGCTGGAGAAGCTGCTCGGCTTTCTGCGTGGCCAGTGCTTCGGCGTACGCTTCGACCGACTCAAACTTATCCTGCGATACAGGTTCTGCGGGCGCTGCTGGCGCCTTCGGACGCTCACGTTCCCAAGACCTACGCTCTCTTGCGAGACGCTTGCCAATCATCGAGTCCACTTCTTCTTGAGTGAACGTCTTGATTGTAGTTTGTTGCTCTTCCGCCGATACTGCTACAGGTTCAGGCGCGGGCGTCGCTACCTGTTCCGGCGCGGTTGGTTCCGCTACTACTTCAGTGTTTTCCATGATTACTCTGGCGAGTGCCTGGTGGACCGCACCAGTACGGTTATTTATACAGTAGTTTCAGGAGGTGTCAAGTTACTTTGTTGCTGAACCTGCTCACGCAGCTTTTGCCACAGCGCAACCGACATCTCCAACGGCAGTTTGCCTAGCCCCATCGCAATGATGTTGGCTTCCTCTACCGTAATCTTGATGGTGAACTCTTGCATCATGCCGCCCAGGGTAGCGCCGGAGCCACAATCGGAGGATTCTTCTGGTTTTCGATCTGCTGTGCCACCGCCGCTTCAGTGGCGTCCTTGTCAACCCCATTCGCCCAGATCCAGCCGAGCACTTGCTCTTGGGTCAGGCTGGCGTAAGGGGTGAAGGACTCAGGATCAGGCGAGGGCAGCGAGCAGGTCGCATAGACGCTCGCTGAGTAGCCATCCACCGTGTCCGAGCATTGCCAGTGGGCCACGATGCAAACGTCAGACAGATCGCCTTCGGATACTTTGCAATCAAGCTGGGAGATGTTCCAGTTCATTATTTGGCCTCCAGAGCGGCGATCTTGGCTTCAAGCGTTTCAATACGGGCCATTGCTTCTTGCAGGGCTTTGATGGCTGCGAAGGTCAGGTCTTTGTTGTAGATTGTCTTGAGCGGCACACCATCTTCCGGCGTTTCACCAAAACCATCAGTGTCTACAAACTCAGGCGCAACAGCCTCAACCTGCTGGGCGATGACACCGATATTCAGATCATCGTGCGTCTGGTCTTTGTATTTGTAAGTGACAACCTCAAGACCAGCAATCTTGTTCCAGTACGATCCAAGCGGGTTAATGTCGGTCTTAGTGCGGATGTCAGACAGGTCTACGTTGTTAGATTGGTAGTTGGCAAGACCGCCGTCCGAGCGGATTGTGGCTCGTTCAGCTGCGTTACCGATACAAGTCATAAAATAGTTTGCTGTGTTATTTGGGTCGCCAACCAACCTGTTATAAACACCATATTGATTGCCGGTTGTGGCAGTATTACTAACTAAGGCAAGCGTTGCCGCTGCTGTATCTGTGTTGCGTTGTATAGTGCTTCCACTTCCACTAGTAACCCCCACCAAAAACTCCCCACCGCTGGTGATACGGGCTGCATCCGCTGGTGCTGTACCCGCCACTTGGAAAGCGTCCGTGCTGCCAGCAGTTCCTGCGCCCTTTACTCGGAATGTGCCGTCGGCGGAAATGCGAAGTTTTTCTGTGTTGTTTCCGGTAAGAAACTTTAAATACCCCTCATTTGGCGCTGTAGTCGCTTGTGCGCTAATAATGCTACTGACAACTGTATCAGCAGGGCTAGAGTCATCCCCAGAAAAGAACTGAATAGTGCCGTGGGGTTCGTCTACCAAAATAGTGTTTGATTGATTAGAAAGCCTTAATATAGCGCCAGTAGCAGAAACAGTGGTAGAAATATCTAACTGTGCACCCGGCAAACTCGTCCCAATACCCAGACCTGTGTTGGTCAGGCGCATTTGTTCAGAAGCGCCAAGAGTAAACGACAGAGGTGTAGCGGAAGAAACTTGAAGATCGGTCAGGTTGTTTGCAATGCGAACATTAAAGTCGGCGTTTGTAGCGTTTGTTACAGAGAGGCCCAGCTGCAAAGAAGCATTTGAAGGAATGGTGTTTGTCAGCGAGTTTCCTGAATACGTCAGCGCAGACCCAGTAGTCAGGACTTTAGAGGCGTTGAGGTAGGGAACACCGTTAGCGGTGCCTGCCGATAGCGTAAGTGCCGCCGAGAACGCAATATCCCTCGGCACAACGTAGGTGTCGCCCGTCTGTGCGGCTTGGATCTGGGGGATTGCTGTATTGAGAAGAAGAACCTCGTATGCGGGGGGCATGGCTAAGCTCCTAAATCGGGTTGTACTCTGTGCCATTGCTGGTCAGCACAGTTTCGACGACATAGTAAGCTGTGCCATTGCTTGCCAGCACAACTTCATCTACTACATACGCCGTGCCATCACTGGTCAGCACCGTCCACGGCGGCCCTGGATTGGGCGACGCAAAATCCGTCGCCAACGTAGCGACGGTCCCGAGCCCCAGGCTCAGGCCATTACGGACGGGTATGCCAAAGCTCATCGGATATTGATGGGTTTAGCGTAGAGGGTGCCAGCGCTGCCAATTTGGATTGCGCTAACCCGCCACGGAGCACCCGTGCCCTGCGGCACGATGAACGGAATTGGCGTGTTGGCTGGGATGGGCGTCGAGCTGGTAGTCGCAGTCACACCTTCGCCTATTACGACGTAGGCGGCAGTCGTTGACCAGACCACCACGCCTTGCGGTCCTGCTGGCCAAGCGGTCGTCGACCCCGCTGTGCCCGTGTAAGACGCCGTATAGGCGGGATAATTGGCATCAGCAAGAGGATTTAGCAGTTCCATAACGCGCCCTTACGCAAGGAATTTCAGTTTATAGAGCGTCGATAGATACTGCCCGACGATCTCGTCAATGATGTTTTGGAGCGGCGTGTCGTCCTTCTCACACACCTTGTACCGCATCTCTTCGATGTCTGCAAGCGAGTCTTTGAGAAACTCAATGACGTCGGTTGTCTTCTTAGCCGACATCAGCGTGATTGGCCCGATCAGCCCGTGCCGGCCTTGGTAGGCTTCGGCAAACTTGTCGGCAAGTTCTACGATGTTGTTGTAGAAATGGCGCAGCGCTTTGTGTTTGGCGTACGACCTTGTATTCAAATGTACGCTATGCGTCACGTCTCGCGCTAGGAACAAGGTGCCGATAAAGTCTGCGCAGCTCATTGTGTCATACCCATTTGTTGAGCAACCACCATGTCGCCAGCCGTCATGACATCTTTCAGCGTCTGCATGACAACATCTTGAACTTGGTCAGGCGTCATGCCCGCTTGCACGGCTTGAATACGCTTGGTTTCCGCATTGTACTCGTCAATGCGCAATTTCTGCGCTTCCATCGACTTGCCGACGTTTTGAAGCATGTTGTACATCTGCTCCATCTGCGCCTGCATAGCTTGGATCTGCTGATTGGCCGCTTGCAGCGCAGGATCGTCGTCTTCTTGCAGCAGCTTGGGATCGATCATCTTCTTCAAGCGCTGCGCCATCTCTTGTGCGCCTGGCCAATCCATGTTTTTGACAAACAGATCGCCAGCCGCCGCCCACAGGTTTGGATTGCCTTGCAGAATCTGGCTCATTGCGTCCATCGACTCCTGACGCTTGGTCAGGTAGCTCGGGCCGGTGGTGACCTTGACGTCGTACTTGCCAACGCCAGGGTTGTAGATCTTCGCAACCACCACGCCTTGCTCGTTTACCATCTTTCGCACGGGTTCCGGCTGGTTCGGGTCAAGCCGCACCATCTTCGACTCGCCATCCACCCCGATCACACGCGCGATACGCTGCGTGTCATAGATTTTGGGGATCAAATCGACCAGTTGCCGCCCAACGTGACGGATCGCCCGCGCCAGATTGTCGACGTAGTGGTACGTACCGACGTCGCCCTCGCGCTGACGGGCCAAAATAGCCCTTCCAGACCGCTCATTTGACGTCATTCCGAGGCTGGCGTTGTACTGCCCTGTAGCCGCTTTAATGTCCTCAGAAGCCCCCATTTTGGCCTGAATCAAGCCAGTTTGGGCCATCGGAGGCTGCGCCCGCTGCGGCAACGGCAGGATATTGCCTGCTCCGTCGGTCACATCAGGGTTGACCTCAAGATAGGGGTAGTTCTGCGTGTTGGCAGTCTTCCATTTCTCTTCGTAACCCTCAAACTGACCGCCGTAGCCAATAAACGGTGCTTTGGGCGCAAGCGCCAGCATCTCCGCCTCTTGGCTCACCCAGTAGTTGTACATCCGCTGGGCGTCTTTGGCGTTCCTGACCAGCCCAGAAATCTCAAGTTGGCCTTCAATCGACCACTCGTTGCCGATCACGCGGATGACGGGGATGTACGCACCCGCCCACTCGCGTTCTTCGATAATCTCGTAGCCGTTGGTCTTGCACCATTTGATGCGTTTAGCCTGCAATTTGCGCTGACGGGTCGGTTTTAGGCCCATTTGACGCAGCATTTTGTCCTGTGGCGTGCCTTGGTAGGTCGTCGTGCCGTCAGGGTACAAATTGAGCGTTTCTGCTTTATAATCGCAGTAGAAATACTCTGCAATCCGCACTGTCGTCTCAGACAGCCATTGTGACAGCGCCTGGTCGCCCACGCCTTGCACCATGATCGAGCTGACCGGCATGGCGTTAGGGTACAACCGCTCGTAATCAGCTTTCAGAATGTCTTCGGTGATAAAGCACCACTCCGCATCCGCACCGCACGGGTCTTGGATTGTCGGGTCCATGTAGACCGAGAAGCTGTTGCGAATCCGACCGATCTTGATGTCCTGATCAAAACTCGTCTCGTCGCAATACTCGGTCAGAATCCGAATGTAGCCTTCGCCGTACGTCACCTGGTTGTCGCAGGCGGTGTCGTACGCTACATCGGCGTCTGAAATGTATTCGATATGACGGATCATGCCGTCGAAAATCTCTGCGACCTCGACATCCGCGTCGTCGTCGACCGGGATGACGTTGGGCGACGGCCGGTTTTGCCGCTGCTCGTTGGTCACCTGCCGTACATGCTGCGGCAGCTTGTTGATCGTCAGGCACGGGCGCGCGTTGATGGTCTGGCCTTGCACCGACCCTCGTACTGACAGCACATCCGCTGGCCACTGATAGTGGTTGTCGGACGAGCCTGCCATAAACCGCAGGTCGTCCAACTGATCTTCTCGCGTGTCGCTGTACGCGGCCACCGCCATCTTGAAGCGACTGCGCATCTGCGACAGCTTATGCGCAGTGTCCTTGTCCGGCGCGCCGCCTACATCCGAGACTTCTGCCGCGCCAATGATGCCTGTCGGGTCGTAGGCCATTATTTCTTCTTGGCGGCTTGCCGTTTGGTGGAGTACGCAATGGCCACAGCCTGTTTTACGGGCTTACCGGCTTTGACTTCAGCCGCTACGTTCTTGCGAAAGGCGGCTTTGCTGGGCGACTTGACGAGTGGCATGGCTATTTCTTCTTGGCCGTTTTGGCGCTCTCTTTGAACGCCTTGGCAGTGGGTGCGCCCGGAGCGCCAGGTTTGCGCATCTTTTCGCCCGATCCGGCTTTGATGCGATCACGTTTAGCATTAATATTGCTGTAAAGACCTGGTTTCATATCAGCATTTCCATCGTTTGAGCGCCGCTTTGGCGCGTTCGCCATCTTTGGCCTTGGCGGCTACCCCACCCATACGCGCGCAAAATGACGCTTTGCGCCCCTTGTCTGCTTCTGTCTTGGGATTAGGCGCGGGCGCTTTCAGATTGCTTCCTGTGGCTCGGTTGTATTTTTCACGCCCCTTGGCCGTCAGCCCCGCGCCTTGGCTGGTGGGGCGTTTCTCGCCGCGTCCCACTGACAGGCTGACAGACTTCTTGCTCATGCGCCCATCCAGCCGGTTGCGCCTGCGGTGCGGTCGCTGTAGTGGCGACGGGGCATGGCTGCGCGGGGCTCGCGGGAGGCGACTGGAAATGCAAACGTCACCGCGATCGCATCGGCGGCGTCAGGAGAAGCTAGACCCCTGGCTTTCATATCCTTCTTGCTCTCCAAGAAGATCGTACCGCTTGAGTCGGGTTTGGTCTTTGGCCCGGTCAGATCCGCCTTCAGTTGCCTGTCTGGCGCGATCGACGCGGTTCTTAACCAGTCCCGCAGCGCACCCCACAGCTCAGCGCGCTTGTTACCCCACATCACTTGGTTCTTGGCTTTCCAGCCAAAGTTGACCCCACGCACCTTATACCGCTGTTCGACCAGCCGGTCAAGTATGCCGTACCCCAACCCACCCTCGTCAATCACCGTCAGCGTCGGTTTGTACTCCTCGATCGCGTCGATGACGTGCCCCACGGTCGTCATCGTATCATCGCCCCGGTACCGCTTGATTGCGATGATGTCACGCCCTTGGCGCACCGCGATGACCGTTGAGTCACCGCCCGACCTGGCTGGGTCGATGCCGATTACAATTGGCGCTGTCTCGTCTTTGTGCTTGGGCCGGGCAAACGCCTGATCGACCAGCGCGGGTCCAATGAACTGATCGTCGCCTGCGCTCGGGAACTCTCCGTACACCTCGACCTTGGCCTGTATCGAGTCTTCGCCGTACTCCGCGATGATCTGCTCGTAAACCTGCTTGTCGGTGTCCTCAACGTCGCGGGCGTCAATGTTCTCTGTCGTCCAAAAGTCGCGCTTCGAGTTGAAACACTCAAAGAAGTAGCCTTGATTGCGGCGCGGGTTGGAGAAAGCAAACCAGAACCTGTGCGGCGTGTTTTCTGTGAAGAAACCAGCGGCCACTTGCCAGATCGAGTCTGGGATACCTGACGCCTCATCAAAGATCAAACACACGCCGTCCAAGTTGTGCAGACCGGCGTAAGCGTCCGGGTTTTCTTCCGACCATAGACGCCCCTCAATCGACCAGAAGCGCGTGCCTTTCTTTAAGTCCCGCTCGACGATCTCCGCCAGCCACTTAGCCGGTGCGACCTTGGTTGCGCTGATCTCAAACCAATGGCTGTTAATCATCATCGCCAGCCACTTGGTGATCTCTGACCAGGTGATGCTGCGGAGCTGCGCCTCACTGTTAGCCGACACGATCGTCGTGGATCCTATGCGCGTAGAGAGCATCCACAGCACAAGCCAACTGACTAGCGCCGATTTACCAATTCCCCGGCCTGACGCGACCGCTAGCCGGAAGACGTTATAGTCAACTTTGCCGCCGTTGTCTTTGATGTGCTGCGTAATCTTCCGTAGCACCTGACGCTGCCACTTGCGCGGGCCTTTATAGTTGGCCAGTGGCGTGCCGTGTTGCCCCCACGGGAACGCAAAGTTTACAAACGCTTCCGGGTCGTCTTTGATGCGCGGCTGCCAGAGCCGCGTCATCAAGAGCATTTCATCAGAGGCGTTGTAAATCGGCTGCTGCAAGTGTTGGCTCCAGTCGCTCTGTTACCTGCACGTCAATGACGCGCTGTTCTGCCTTCTCAAGCGCCGATATTACGCTGATCTGCTGCGCTACGTCGATTTGCACTTGTTGCTTAGCCACCCAATCGTGTCGGTGACGAAGAATCTCCAGCGCCGCTTTGGTGTCGCCTGACATAGCTGCGTCCATCATAACAGCCGCAAGCGCCCCTTCTGCGTCAGCGCGTCCCTTCTGTTCTGCCATTTCGGCGATGGGGTCCATCTCGCACAGACGCCGATACTCGGTCGGCAGCATGCCAGCCTTCAACGCCAGCGAGTCACCTTTTAGACCCAACTTGGCAGCCTCATAGATGCGCTGCAAGCGCGCCTCGGTCGCCTCTAGTTTGCGCGCGGTAAGCGGCAAGGATTGGAAGGTCATGGCCAGATGATGTGCTGCAAATAGTGTTGCAAATAATTATAGCATTTTGCAAAAAAATTTGTGCGACCCCTCCGTTTTTGACCGGCCCGGTCGCCGGCCCCCACCGGGGGCTCTCCGCCACGCGACCCCAAGCTGCCAGCCGTCAGCCGTCAGCCGTCAGCCGTCAGCCGTCAGCCGTCAGCCGTCAGCCGTGCTCCCTGGGTGCGCGGTCAATGGGTCAAATGGGTTATGGGTGCAGGGTGTCGATCATCGCGTTTGATGGGTCAAATGGGTCATGACCCTTTAAGGTCGGATCGACAATGGGTCAAATGGGTCATGACCCTTTGAGTTGCAAACCATGTCAAAAAAGGCAAAA